AATCTCTGTCAAATATAATGTCTGCTATTATAACTGACCAAATTAGAATATTGAATGCGTCAAACTTTGTTGCTGGTGTAGCTACCGCAACGAAATCATATTATTCATTTGTAGGACTTCCTAACCCTACAGACATCCAGTCTGATTGGGATACAAGTCCTCCTGCTCCTAAAGATAATTTTTCGGAGCAAAATGACTATTGGGACACTATGATCGCATTAAAAAAAATTAATGCAGACGATGTTAGACAAGTTGTTCCAAAAAGAGAATGGGCATCAGGAACAACATATGATATGTATCGTGGAGATATTAGCAGATCTAATCCTGCAAAGGTTTCTGGTTCTACTAACTTATATTCTGCAACATATTTTGTTCTTAATGAAGATTATAGGGTTTATGAGTGTCTTCAAAATGGCACAAATCCAGATAATCCAAATGGCAGACCTTCATTAGATCAACCTTTATTTACTGACTTAGAACCAAGAGCTGCTGGAAGTAGTGGTGATGGGTATATTTGGAAATATCTTTTTACTATTAAACCCACTGATATAATTAAATTCCAATCTACTGATTTTATCCCTGTTCCTGTAGAATGGAATACTAGTGCAATTAATGCACCTGTAAGAAATAATGCAGTAGATGGATCTATTAAAATTGTAACTGTTACTGATCGTGGTGTAGGTATTGGAACAGCAAATAGAACCTATACAAAAGTTCCTATTCGAGGGGATGGAGATGGTGCTGAATGTACTATAATTGTTGATGCAGACCAACAAGTTGATACAGTAACTGTTTCTAGTCAAGGTTCTGGATATACATATGGTAATGTAGATCTAATTGCTGGTGGGGTTCCTACAGGTACTACTATACCTAAATTTGATGTGATTATACCTCCTCAAGGAGGTCATGGTTCTGATATCTATCAGGAATTAGGTGCCATGAATGTTATGATGTATTCAAGAATTGAAAATGATGTAGAAAATCCTGATTTTATAACAGGAAATCAAATTGCTAGAGTTGGTATTGTTGAAAATCCATTATCAACAGGACAAGCACTTTTGACTATTGATAAAGCAAGTGTTTTAGGTGCTATTAGATTAACAGGAACTGGTTATAGTACTGCAACATTTACTGCTGATTCTTATTTTGAACAAACTATTGCTACTGGTACTACTGCAGTTGGAAGAGTTGTAAATTATGATCCTGTTACTGGTGTATTAAAATATTGGAGAGACAGAACTCTTGCAGGATTTAATACTGTAGGAACTGCACAAACTAATCCAACATGGGGATTCCATTTAAATGGATTCACTAATGCACCAACTGGAGATGGTAATTTAACTATTGTACCATCAACTGGTTCTAATTTGGCAATTAATACCGCATTTTCTGGTATCTCTACATCAATAAATAGTAAAACATATTACCTTGGTCAAGATTTTACCAACGGTTTATCTGGTCCTGAAGTTAAAAAGTACTCAGGAAAAATAATATATGTTGATA